TTTTTATTTGTGTTTTTATTTTTTCTTCTCTTATTTGTTTTTCTATTCCGTGCCATATATTATAAAAAAAGATTAAAAAATAAAAATATTTATACTATAATATACTTTAATAATACTTCGCTAAATTTTTATTCAATATCAACATGAGTTAAGAAATGACGTCTACAGCATGCCTTTTTTATTTTTAATTCATCCATTGCAATTCCTTCAGGTGTTTTTTCTATATATTCTTTTGTTAGATACAATACTTTGTTTTCATTAATTCCTTGCTGTAATTTTTTCGCACGGACAGATTCTTGATAATTCTGGTATTTGTCAGCAAGGACTTTACCACATGTAAAACAACGCACTGGGATTATCATTTTAATATAATCTATTAATATATTTTAAAATCAATTTTTTAAAACAAAAAAAAATACATAATACATAATTCAACAAACAAATAAACTTTCACTATTTATGTAAATCTCATTTTCTGATTAAACTTAAATCTGTTTACTGGATTTGGCAATATTATAATATCTCCACCTTCATCTTCAGTGGGAATTTCTAAATTTTTATAGAAACTATGTATTGCTACAGATGGTATTTTAATACCTTGAATGTATTGTCGGTATTTCGTAAGATGAATCGAGAGAACTTTTTCAATGTCAATATATATAAATAGAACTTTCCATCTTTCGGGCTCCTTCAATAAATCAATCCATTCTTTTCTAGAATTTTTTGTATTCGATGTATTATCAATTATAATTCCGTTAATTGAATCAGTGCTTTCATATTTTTTAAATACTTTCTTCATTGCGGCTTTTGTTTTTTCTGTATCTCTATTAACAATACCATAATTATATTTACTAGAAAGATAACTAGCGATTGTTGATTTACCTGATGCCTGTGGTCCAACAAGTATAACTAAAGTTTTCTGTGTAAATTTTTTATAAATATTATCAATATAGCTCTCATCTATAAAATCAATGATATTTCTATTATTATCAAGTTTTCCATTAATCCATTTATCATCCTTATATAATTCAAAACTTTTTAGAACATTATTACAAAGATTCAATGCCGGTTTTGAATCTGTAAAAACCTCTTCAGGTGTCTTAAATAATATATTGCAGTTATTTGCAAAATATAAATCACTTCGACTAAAATCTCCTTTTCTACCCGCAGCATCTCCACAATAATATTCAACATTTATTGGATTTAATAATGATATCATTAAATCAAACATACCTGTCATTGGTTTTCTATATTTATCATCTTTACACGAATAGAATAATTGAATGTTGACTGTAATAGAATGATTAATACTTTCATCTAATAATTTTTTTGTAAAGTCATCTAATCGCAATTGAACTTCTTTATGCGTTGTTTTTGCTTTGTCAATGCCTAGTTGATTTGTAAATACACAAATATTATATTCTTTTAATAAGTTTAAGAGAGAATCTTCAACTCCAGAAATAATATTTGATGTAAATTTTTGACATAATGTATCATCATAATCAAAAGATATAACTGGTTTTTTATTATCAAAGTTAACAATTTTAAAATGGCATGAATCCTTATTATTCCATTCACACATCATGATTCTCTCTTCTCTCAAAGAGAGAATTTACAAATCAATTTTATTTTAAGAAAAACAATTCATATCTTCGTCAAAAATAGGAAAATTGTTATTTGCAGCAGAACATTTACCTTTGTTATTACACCAAGTGCAACATTTTGGTTTGTTGCATGTATCTTTATTTGTTAATAAGCTACATTTTTGTTTTAATTTATGAATATCATTTTCATCGCAAATATTTTCATAATTTGTTACTTGTAAATCGCGTTCAATATCTAAATCCATAATTTTCATCAATGCTTTTTGTTCAATATCACTTACATCAATGCCTTTAACGACTTCAACTGTTTTTTTAATTTCATTACTATTTTCTAAATTTTCTTTAAATGAAAATTTGTGTTTTTCACTCTTTAGCTCTTTATTTTTTGTAGATTTACCAAGGTCAACATCATAATAAACAACATATAAAATCCCGAAAAGGAAAAATACAGAAATAATTATTATATTATCAATATTACTCATCAAAAAAGTAAAATGCCGGAGGGGTATTTCCATAAATGACTTAGTGAATAATTTTGAAATTTTAGTCATAATTTTTTTACCAAATAAACTAATGAAACTAACAATAAATAATGAAGATAATACTATCGCCCATAATTCCATAATATATTATAAGTAGATAAAATATATTATAAGTAGATAAAATATATTATAATAAATATGGTAATTCACATTGCTAAATTGCATTACTAAATTGCATTACTAATTACAGTTGAGAAAATCTAATGTATTCATCTCGGTAATCAAGCTATATGGCTTACATTTTCCCATTTTACCACACCATTTACAGCATTTTCCAACTCCATTACAATCATTTTCATTTGTTTTTTTTGAACATTCATCCACCAATTTAGCAGGCTCTTTTTGAAATTTCTCACAGAATGTTTCTGTAGGTGGAGGAGGTTTTACGTATCCTCGTTTTAATATATTACCAGGAAAAGCCTTATATCTAATACAAGTAGAACCTCTAAATGCACCACCCGAATTAATACAATCTCTACGTTTTTTTCTAAGTGCCGCTATACGTGCAGCTCTTCTTCTTGCAGCTCTCCTTTTTTCTTCAATTTTTTTCTTTAGCTTACATATCCAATTACATCCACTACGTCTGGTTCCTCGTTTTTTAAAAAAACTAAAAAAACCTTCTTTACTATCATCATCCATTATTAAATTTAAGAATGTAAATAATAAAATTATAAATAATAACAATAATATTCCTTTTTTCTTTTGAGTTAGTTTCATTATATATATAATAATAAATTATTCTCATTTTTCTGTAGATAATTCGAAACCTTCACTTGTTCTTTTTCTGTATAATTGAGTATTTTCTCGATGTAATTCATCATGACAATGTGTGCATATATTACATAAATTCGCTAGATTATTCTTATGCATACTAGAATTAACATATCCATTCTCATTGGCTGTAGATTGATATTCTAAGTGATGAACTTCCATTGCAGGCTTTTTGTTGCAAATTTCACATAACATAATTAATTTTTTTGAATTGTAATGAGATGTTTTTGATTCTAAAACAGAAAATGATTTCTCATCATATTTATTACGGATTTTATACGCATCATTTATAAAATCATCTGGTAAATCTAAAGACTTACATACTTCTAAACCATACATACTATCACCTGAACCATCTTTTAACTTTCGGTCATATACCAATTTACCCGTCTCTCTATCATATCTAACTGTCATATGTTTTAATTTTAAATTATTTAAATTTGTAATTTCTTCATAATCAACAATTTGATGCAGATGTGTTGCAAATATAAAGCTAGATTGTTTTTTATGAAATAATTGAATGCCTGCAACAAAAATACTTATAGCAGATTCAATCTCAGTGCCGGAACAAAGCTCATCACCCAAGATTAAACTGTTTTCATCAGTATATCGCAAAATATGACGCAATTCCGACATTTCAACCGCAAATGTCGAGAGGCCTTTAAATAAATTATCATTACCTAAGATTCTAGAAAAAATATTATTGTAAGGATAGAAATCAAATTTTTCACATGGAACCCAAAGTCCAGCTTGTGCCATAACCACACATATTCCAATTGAACGAATAATACTAGTTTTTCCAACAGCATTTGTTCCATAAAGTAAAATACCGTCTTCGTTTTTACCAAGAGAAATATCATTAGTAATATATTTTTCTTTTGTTTGCAATTGTTCAATTAAACAATGTCTGATACTTTTAGCATCGAAAAATGACTTTTCGCTCTTTATGATTTGTGGCTTACAGTAATTGTATTTTTTAGCAATATATGCTTTATTATAGAGAATATCTATTACAGATATATATTCAATAATGTTTGCGAATTCTTTATTGTATTTTTGCAATGAAACAATAAAATCAATGTAGAGATTTGATACTAAGTCAGTAATTTTTGAATGATTTCTACAATAATCATCACATAATGTTTTAATAACCGGTGTAAATATATGTTGATTACTCCCAGATTGTTTCGGAAAAGATACGTTATTAAAATTTAAGGTCATTTCTTTAGAAGTATTATCAATACTGGAAGTATATTGAATTTTAACATCGTCTTTAGAGAGATTATTTTTAAGAACACTGCATCTTTTCGCTGTTGCAATAAGGGAAATTTCAGTGGCAGTTTTATGAATTTTTACAAACTCAGTAGTCTTTGTTTTTTTTTCGGTCTTTGATAACATATCACTCAAATACTTTTGTATTGCTTTTATTTTATCAGATATTTCATTATACTCATCTAGTTTATTATCAAGAAGTGATGACACACCTCTTTTAATAAAATTTTCGCATTTATCAAAGTTCATTGTATCAATATATCGTGCGCTTTCATTTTCAATTGTTTTTGAAATAGTTGTTTGAATATTATTACAATCTTCCATAAAATTGTTAAAATCAATTTTTTTATTAGAGAGAATATACTCAGAAAATGTTGAATCAGTGCTAATATTAGAAAATAAATCTTGAATATTTGTTAAATCATCATAAAAATTTACAATGTCTTTTGGATATACTCTTTTAAGGTAAGTGCTTCTTTCAAGTTTCTCGAGGTCTTTTATTGAGCCAAGTGTAGTTTTTATAAAACTAAACTTTTCAAAATTATCGGTTAGATATTCGGTGATATTGTATTCCCGATTTAAGAGAGAAATGTCATTTGTGGGATTCATGAGGTTGTATGAGAATCGCCTTTTACCCATATTTGTAATGCAATTATTTAAGAGAGAAAGAACTGAACTATTTTTTCCCTTTATCATACCGTCATTAATAATGTTCAATTGTTGTAAAGTGTGGTTTGCAAGAGTAAGTCGTTGTGAAAAATTTTCAAAGAGTGGCACATCAATATTTTTAATAAGATTTGAATTATGTTTTTCAATGAAATCTAGCAGATAACAGAATGATTGACATGCAATTGGAAAATTGTAAAAAGAATCAATTGTATGGTCTTTTTTAGAACTTGTATAAAATTTTTCGAGAATTTCATGTTGATATATTTGTCTTTCACAATTTTTTACAATTGAATTATTATCATCATTAACATCAATGATATGGAGAGATTTAGAAGAGATATTTGTATAACTTATTGCATTGTCAATAAAATCAGTCTCAAGATTTGAAATAATGATGACTTCATTAGGATTATATACAGAAACAAACTTTTCAAGCTCATCAAATGTAGATGGACTATTTTTACATTCAGTTTTATATTCAAAAACACCAGTTTTACCAGTAAAAACATCAATGTTTGCGGCGCCAATTATTATGATATTCTTATTCATATGTGTCATTTTTGTAAGCCATAAACAAGAAATATTATTGGTGATGTTATCTTGTTCGCTGGAAAAATTTGTTCCAGGAGAGAGAATTTGCCACAAACTTCGCGTAGAATTTGCGGTTTGTTGGTCTTGATTGATAACAGGAATAGTATATCCTGCATCAAGCAGTTTTTTTGAATATTTATCAAGTAAATATAATTGAAATCCGGCCATTTTTACAGGTTTTCCAGATATATCACTTCCAGTTTTGTTTGCAATAGCTAAATCACAAATTCTTGATACATTTGCAATTTCACTCTCACTATAAGTTCCATCAGAATTTAAAAGACCATATACTTCATAAAATGCACCAACTTGCATCAATATTGCGGTCTTTTCACCATAGAGTTTTTTATACTCTTTTGTTTTTGCAAAGTATTCCTTGATGAGAGCCATATAAGTTAATAATATAATATAATATTATCTTTAAATGATATAGCAAATGCTATAATAAAGATAAAATTATATCTTGTCCCCCATTTCATCAGTGTTGTTCATTCTATCATCAAGATAATTATTAACATAAATCTCTCCATTTCTGTTTTCAATTTCTCCACTTAATTTTGCATTTTCAAATAGAGTCCGTAAAATATCTTCTGGAGCATTAGAGCCAACCTCAATAAGTCCCTTTGCTTTTAAAAACTCTTTTATTTGTTTAATAGGAATTGTTTTAAGTGATTGTCTCTCTCTTTTAATTTTCTTTCTTGTTTTATTATCATTAATAAGAACGCTTACTTTATTGCCATTTTTACCAACAATAATTTTTCTCAATGTTTTATTATGTTTATTTTCATTTTTAAATCTTACGTGTGGTTTGTTAATTCTCTCTTTTTCCTTCTCTCCAACTTTAGTAGAGATAGTATCAATAATCCTTTCAGGAGGTTCAACAACTGTATCTGAGATTATTAAACTAGATGGTGGATTTGGTGAATCTGGAGCAATTGGCGATGCAGTGGGTGATGCAGTTGGCGATGTAGCAGGAGGTGTTGGTGGTATTGGTGGTGGAGGCGATGGTGATTTTATACTATTTTTGTAGGAATTGTCACTTGCCGTGAAATCAAAAGATACATTACTTCTATTCTCTCTAATATTTGTATTAAGAGGTGTTAAGTTTCTATCCTCACTTATTTTTGTCACAGGTTCATTAGCATCAATAAATACTGGTTGTTCTAAATTTTCATGAAATTTAATGTTATTATTTTTAATGGTTACATTTCTATGTTTATTAAATGTAGGTTTTACACCATTTTTTAAACATCCATAGTTAGGCTGTTGTTTTCTAGTAAAATTATTATTGCTTCTAACAACAGTATTTTTTGCAGGATTTAATGTTATAGTAGATTGTGATTCTGGACTTGGAATATTATATTCTTCAAGAGATTCCGGTAATTCTAGACTAATACCTGCGTGCTTACTTACATTACCAGAAAGGCTAGTAGGTTTTTTAAGAGAGGACTGTTTTGTTGTTTTTTGTGGTGTTGTGCTAGGTGTTGTATTCTCTCTTTTTTTTGTATTCACAGTGTTAGATTCAGAAAATGTATTTTCAAGAAAATTGAGAGAATCATTAAAATCGCTGCTAATTGTTTTCACATTTTTAGCTTTATCTTCAATTCTTTCCTGTTGTTTTATTTGTCGTTCTTGTATTTTTTCTCTCTTATGTTCTTCTGAAGTTTTGCGATTTAATTGATTAATGATTTTTTTCCTAAGACTCGACATAATATTGCCACCATTTCCCTTTCCGGCACTTCTGCTTCTACGATTTTTTAGTGTTTTACTTTTTCTTATATTAAGTAAATTCGGGTCGAAATTAATTTGTTTTTTACTCATTTGTTTTGGGACTTTATTTTTATTTATTGTTTTTAACTTAAAATTGAAATAAAATAAAATAACTTAAAAATAAGAAAACATGGAAAATAAAGACATGTTCCACACTAATTCTACAGTTCCCAGTCGTAATATTATTGGTTCATTAGATGAAGATGAAACAACAACAACATATGGTTGGAAATCAGTAGAAACACCGTGGGATATTATTGGTAAATATTTTGATAAAGGTTATTTACAGAGATTAGTGGAACATCAGATAGAAACATTCGATAATTTTACAAACATACAAATTGAAAAAACAATTAATATGTTTAATCCGGTTGAAATTTATTCCGACAATGATTTGGACAAAGAAACAGGAAAGCATACTTTGGAAGTAAATATTACATTTAAAAATTTTAAAATTTATCAACCGCAGATTCATGAGAACAATGGAGCAGCTAAATTGATGTTTCCACAGGCATCTCGTCGTCGCAGTTTTACATATTCATCATCCATGACAGTTGACTTACATATTCAGTATGTTATTCGAAATGGCGAAGGATTAACTAATACACAAATTCATAATAAAATAATTGAGAATGTTCATATTGGTAAATTACCAATCATGTTGCGATCTTCAATTTGTGTTCTTTCACAATACAAACAGTTAAGCAATCGACAAACAGGAGAATGCATGTATGATGCAGGTGGCTACTTCATTATAAATGGCTCTGAAAAAACAGTTTTGGGTCAAGAGCGAGCTGCAGAAAATAAAGTGTATTGCTTCTTTCTTCCTAAAAGCACAAAATGGAGTATTCAGGCAGAAATTAAGTCGGTTCCAGATTTTAAAAGTATTTCACCTAAACAGGTAAGCATTATGATTAATAAGAAAAATAATGGTTATGGATTTGGTTTATTTGTTCAATTGCCTCGTCTTAAAACACATATTCCATTGTTTGTTTTATTCCGCGCACTAGGGATAATTTCTGATAAAGAAATTTGCAAATACATTGTGAATAATGTGAATGAAGACCGTTCAGAAATTGTTCAGGAATATCTTAAAGCGTCAATTATTGATGGTAATACACACATGACAGAGGAGGAAGCAATGAATTATATTATTAGTGTTGTATTATACACACCAATTGGAATGGATAAAGAAAAGGGCGACAGGAAAAAACGAGAATATGCAGAGGATATTATCAACAATGATATTTTCCCACATTGTAAAACAAAGAATCAGAAAATATTCTTTCTAGGCTACATGAGTTCTAGATTGATTCAATGCAATCTTGGTTGGATTGAACAGACAGACAGAGATTCTTATATAAATAAAAGAATAGATTCGACAGGAACATTGTTGAACAATTTGTTTAGAAATTATTTCAATAAGCTTGTGAAAGACATGCAAAAGCAAATAATCCGTGAAATTAACAATGGTTCATGGCGTTCAACCAATGATTTTGGCGAGATTGTTAATTCTACAAATATTTACAAAATAATAAAGCCAAACACTATTGAAAATGGAATAAAGCGAGCTCTTGCAACAGGTGATTTTGGCCTTAAGCAAATTAATAATAACAAAGTAGGTGTAGCACAAGTTTTAAATCGGTTGACTTATATTTCGAGTCTGAGTCATCTTAGGCGAGTGAATACGCCAATTGACAAAAGTGGGAAATTAGTTCAACCAAGAAAACTGCATAATAGTTCATGGGGATTTTTGTGTCCAGCAGAAACTCCGGAAGGTGCCTCTGTTGGTGTTGTTAAAAACATTTCATATCTTACACATATTACAATTCCAGCATTGAGTGATTCATTATACGAATATGTTGATTCGTATGTAAAAAATACGGACAAATGTAGCATTGATGAAGTTGCAGGAAAAGTAAAAGTGTTTATAAATGGTGCTTGGGTAGGAATTTGTGATAATCCTGTTGAATTTTACACTGAGATGAAAGAAAAGAAATATGCGGGCATCATTAATATTTACACATCCATCATATTTGATTATAAAAGTAAAGAGATTCGTATTTGTAATGATAGTGGTCGTCTTACGAGACCACTGTTAAAAGTGAAAAATAATAAATTATTGATTAGTGATTACTTAATTAAAGATATTAGGTCTAATAAATTGGAATGGAATGACCTCCTTTTAAAAATGAAATTACCTGATTCAATTATTGAATATATTGATGCAGAAGAACAAAATTACAGCATGATTGCAATGATACCAAAAAAGTTGCAAGAATATAGCTTTAAGTTTACACATTGTGAGATTCATCCTAGCACAATATTTGGTATATTGGCATCATGTATTCCATTTCCTGAACACAACCAATCGCCAAGAAATACATATCAGTGTGCTATGGGTAAACAAGCAATGGGTGTTTATGTTACAAACTTTGATACTCGACTTGATAAAACAGCATTTGTATTGAACTATCCAATGAGACCTTTGGTTGATACTCGTATTATGGGTTTGATTAATCTTCACAAAATTCCAAGTGGTTCTCCAGTAATTGTTGCAATTATGACACAAACTGGATATAATCAAGAGGATAGTATAATGTTTAATAAAGGTGCGATTGACCGTGGATTGTTTCAGGCAACAATCTATCACACAGAAAAAGATGAAGATAAAAAGATTAATGGAGACGAAGAAATTCGTTGTAAGCCAGATAAGACAAAAACGAGTTCTATTAAATTTGGAAATTACGACAAACTTACACCTGATGGTGTAATTCCTGAAAATACAAAACTCGATAATATGGATATTATTTTAGGAAAAGTTGTTCCTATCAAAGAAAATCGCAATGACCCAACAAAAGTTATTAAATATACAGATTACAGTCGTTCAATTAGAACAAATGAAGAGGTGTATGTTGACCAAAATTATATGGATAGAAATGGTGATGGGTATAATTTTGCAAAAGTTCGACTTCGCACAATGCGACGACCGGTAATTGGTGATAAATTTTCATCTAGACATGGGCAAAAGGGAACTATTGGTAATATTATTCCAGAAGATGATATGCCTTTCACAAAAAATGGTCTAAAACCTGATATTATTATTAATCCTCATGCTATTCCATCTAGAATGACAATTGCACAACTAAAAGAGACCCTTTTGGGTAAAATACTTCTAGAATTGGGGTTATTTGGCGACGGCACAAGTTTTGGCGACTTGGATATTAATGATATTAGTAAAGAGCTTCTTAAGCTTGGTTATGAACAACATGGAAATGAAATAATGTATAATGGCTTGACAGGTGAGCAAATTACAACTGAAATATTTATTGGACCAGTATTTTATCAAAGGCTAAAACATATGGTTAATGATAAA